ACATCTATTTTTTATAACCTCATTTAACCAAACTTCATCACTTTTCATTTTAGTTTTATTAGTAAAAGATGAGTTATTTCTATTTTTATTTTTTAATCTAAATGAGATGAAATTTTCTTTATCTTTTATAGTTCTTATTTTTTTATCAATACCTAAACAATCCATAATATACCCAATACCAGACATAGCAACTTGAGATTTCATACCAATATCTGAACAATCTTCTAAATAATCACCATAACCATCTGAGGAAAAAACACCATTTAAAAAAGCTAATTTATTTTTATCACTAGCATTTAATATGTAATACGGAATTTTCTTCTCTCTGTATGAGGTATAAAAATCTTTACTAAATTTAATACTTACGTATTTAGAATAACTAACTAGATTATAAACACCACTAGATTTTCTATGGTCTTTAATCTTTGTTTTAATATCAAATTGTTCTTCTATAATTAATTGTAATTTAAGTAATTTATCATAGTTAGATGAAGAAATTTTAAAAACACTTCTTTTCCCTTTATTAATATTTATTTCACCAGTTCTTTTAGATTTATAATATTGTTTTCTATCACCATAAGTAGCGGAACCGTCACCTAAAAAATAACCATATAGAAATGATACTTCTTCATCTAAATATTCAATACCTTCATTATTAAAATTTTCAACATTTCTAACATCTAATAAATCACCTCTTTTTAAATCTTTAGGTTTTATTTGTTTAGTATTTTGAAAAAGTGAGTGGTCTTCGGTTACACAAACTAATTTATCCTTTGTAGAGACTCTATGTATTTTTTTATCTGTTTTATGACGATATATATAATTAATTTCTTTCCAACCATTTACGGTTAAGACTTCATATGGTTTGATTTCATAATCTCTAAGTTCTTCTTCATCAATAAACTCTGAGTTAGGATTATATAAATCAGAGATTGGTAGAATATCTATCTCTTTCGTTTTTTTCCACCTGATAAATATTGGAGTGTTAAAGGTTACTGAATCTCCAACTAAAGGTGTGAATCCTTTATCAACAAAGAACCAAACCATTAATCTTAGATATTGTCTACCTCTACAAGTGGTTTCTTCAGCACATTCAATATCACCCCAGTTAAATATGTTAGGTGCGCCCAAAGAACCAAAAAATGAGTTACCTAGAATTTTAATAGGTAATTGTTTCTTATCATACGTACTTGCTAAAGCTGAGTTTTCTTTTACTTGTTTTTTAGCAAAACCCAACTCTTCCTCAGTCATAGATTCACCTTTCGTATCTATAATCTCTTGGAATGTTCTAACTTCAGCTTTATGTTCATTCATTAAACCTTTAAACTTATCCCTTGTATTTGCAATATAAAGTAACATACCTTTCATTACATCACTAATATCCGTATCTGGGAATATATCCCAAGTTATTTCAATATTAGGGTATAGGGCAGCAAAGTCCAACTTAACAACATCAGTTCTATAACCAACTTCCAGTAACCTAGATAAACCACCTGTAAAACTTTGTCTTTCTTTTAACTCTGGTACGGCCAACCTATTCTCATACGACCAAGCTAACATAATCAATTTCCATATACCTGCGGTACCCATGGTTATAGACCTCATGTATGAGGTAGGTATTAACTTAGATAATAAGAAAGCTGCTTGGTTAAATTCAGCATCGACTTTTTCTGTTTCCCATAAATCGTCAAGTAGGTATCTCCTTATAATCATTTTACCTTTGACAAGCTTATATCCTTCTTCTAATGGCTTTTCTTCAGTAATCTTATAATATGTACCGTCAGTATCATTAAAAGCGTAATCAGTAACGCTATCAGCCCACATGCTGTAAATCTTATCACCGTCCACATACACTCGGTTAGGTTTGTTCTTTTTAGCGTATTTAGTAATATACTTTAATCCAGCGCTTTTTATATTGGAGTTAATTGCTTTTGCTCTACGCACAGCATGATAAACATCAATAATATTATAACCCCACATCGTTGTTTGCTTGTAATACTCTCGCTCACCACCTAATTTAAGAGATTTATCAACTCTTTTTATTTTGTGCTCACCAGTAGGGTCCAAAGTTTTGGCCACCAATTCAATGTCAACACCTAAAATGTCGCATCTAGTGAAAATAAAATCCCAGTCAAAGTTTTCTGAGTTATAGCCAGCAATTGTATCAGGTTTTAATTTTTTAATAACCTCGAACATCTTGAATATAGCGAATAACTCTTCTTCTCTATCGTCAACATCAGGACCTGTTTTAATTTCTATAATATCTTCGTAACCTCTATTATCCTTTACACCGACTTGGAATATTCTTGCATCCTTATACCTAACTGGTTGATTTTTCTCATCGAACTCATAAAGTTTGGTCAAATCTTCGCCAGTACTCATTCGACTTTTAACGTCTTCTATTTCCTCACGTGATAATAAAGTACCTTTAGGTTTAAGTCCAGTTGTCTCTAAGTCAAATTGTAATCTGTGTAAATCATCATAGTCATTAAACCCTTTAAATAAACGCTTACCTGATGCAATTAAGTATTGTTCGATAGGGTTGATTGCAACAAAGTTTCTTTTATCACTCTCACCATACACATCAATACCACCCTGCTTAAAGAAATTTAATAGTTTTCCATAAGGACCAGTACATTTGGCCATAAACTTAAAACCATCTTCCATCCTTGGTGCAATACCTTGGTTATTTAATGAAGTCTTTAGTCTAGTTATAGTAACGCCGAATTTCTTACAAGCTTGTTTAATCTTATTCCTTTTACCACCATACATTTTTTTTGTGATAGGTTCCTTAAACCAAACAAACGACGTGATATCATCTTTAACCACGTATTTACCCTTAACTGGGTCGTTTATTATTAAAGAAACTTTATCGGCACCATAAGGTATTTCAACATTTACAATGTATTTTTGAGGGTTTCTTCCTTCTAAGAATCTTGATATTTGTTCATCGTTAATCATAAAACTATATTATACTTATTACCTACAAAGTAACTAGTATAATAACCGAAAAACAAGTTTTTTGTAATAATTTTTAAAATAAAGTGGTGTTTACCAGGTTTGTCTATATCTCAAATAGTACGTAGGTTAAAACAACAATCTACTAAACAAATATGGTTACTACATCCCACATTACTTCGTAGAGAGTACTGGTACAAAAACATTTTATGGAGTGCAGGTTATTTTGTTTGTTCAATAGGTGAAGTAAATCCAGGTACAATTCGTCAATATATTTTAAGTCAAGGTTAATTAGTTACCTTTGTCGCTTACATCCCATCCACGCTAAAAAGCGATGAATGGGTTTTACGCTCATGGTATAAAAATAAATTAATACAATTTATAGTTGATGATGATTTGTATGCTAAGTTATCTTCAAAATTAATGAAAGATGATGTAAGTGTTTCAACTTATATGAGGAATTTAATTATCAAGGATATGGATGTATAACTCGTCTTTTATAGGGACGATTAATTTACCTGAACCATCATTAAATCTAATTGTGAATTCACCCACATAGGTACCAGCTTTTCTAGTTTCTTTTTCGCTAAATTGATAGCCGATGTAGTATTCTTCACTAATGCTGTCAGGTTCTGGTTCTTTTAAAATACATAGAGCTTCTTTACCACCTATTCTTTTGATTCCTGTATTAGCATCAGTCATACAGAACGTAATAATGGAATCCTGTAACCTATCGTGAAAATTATCAAAATCATTTCTACCATCGTTAATTAACTCCATTTTTAATCTAGGTAAAGTACTTCCTTTATTTATGTAAAAATCCATTGTTTATTTTTATAATAAATATACTACTCTAATGATTTAATCAACTCAATTGCTTCATCTATCGTATTGAAACTTCTGGTTGGTATTAATATATGGGGTTTCTTGATGATTATAGGTATTATGGATTTACCAACAAACTCATATAATTTATCAACATGTTCTCTATTTTTGTCATTATCCACGTCAATGTCGGTATATTCAATATTACCCCTCTGTAATTTGGTTTTTAAATCATTACAGTATACACATTCTTCACTTGTATATATTCTAATCATAGTTTTAAGTCATTTTCTTTTAACTCACCCAAAAGATTTGCCATCCTTTCACTGTGTTTATCACCTTTAGTTAGTATCTCATCAATATTTTTTTGTTTACTCATAACAGAATACCACATCATTAAAGAAATAGTACCTCTAAATAACTGGTAATATACCGATACATTGTTTTTTTGACCAATTCTATAACTTCTATCTTCTGCTTGTTCATTATCACCTGGTACCCAACTAAAAGAGTTGAATATTACAACCGTGGCCTCAGTTAAGGTAATACCGACACCAGCTGATGTTATGTTACCAATGAAAACTTTTGTTTTCTTGTTATTTTGGAATTTATCAATTGATTCTTGCTTAGCTTTACTGCTCATTCTACCATTATGTATAACACACTTATTACCGAAGTGTTCAGATAACTCCTCTAGTTCTTCAGTAAATGTTGTAAATATAATAACTTTCTGGTCTTGTTCAATAGCTTCCTCAGCTAACTCAATTGATTTAGGTATTGTTTCCATCGCAATGAATTTTCTCAATAGACCTAATTCAACTAAGTCCTTATGTACTGAACTTGTTTTACGTTTACCTTCTTCAGCTCTTTTTTCTAAGTACTCTTCCCACAAGTTTTCGTATTCTGACCAACCACGTTTAGATAAATCATGGTACATTGTAGTTATGGTTTTATCTGGCATATCTAATGCTTCAGATTTTAATCTTCTTAACAAACTGTTTTTAGTTCTAATACCTAATTCAGCTAAATTTGACGCTCCATCAGTAATCCATATTTGTTTAGTTCTACCGTTTTTAAGTTTTTTATAGAAACGCTTGGCATCACAATATCTTGTGGCAAAAAACTTCCAGTTAGCACCTAATGGTGATTTTATTAATTTTAATAGGTTGAAAAAATCCATTGGTTTATTGGCAATTGGTGTACCTGTTAATAACCAAACTTTTTCTATATTACCACGCTCTATAATGTCGTTCATTATTTTAGTTCTTTGAGCTTTAGGGTTTTTAATTTTATGAGCTTCATCCATGATAACTAAATCATAATTTTCTTTCATGATATCCTCATAGTAAGGTTCATTTTTCTTACGAGAACCTGTTGAATGAAAATTCTTTAGAATGTCATAATTTATAATTGTATATTGACCAACGTCTGGCCAGTTACTACCACTAACTATAATCGCTTTCTTACCGAAGCTTTCAACTTCCCTTTGCCAAGATATCTTAACACTAGCTGGACATACGATTAACACTTTTTTAGCTCCAACTTCTAAAGAGGATATAATTGATTGATATGTATTATGTGTAACAATACCATGATTAATAACAAATAATGAGTCTTCAGCATCAACCTTAATACACACACTATCACCTTCACCAATAGATTCTATATTTTTAATGTATCTACCAACCTTATATTTTTCAGGTGTGTTATATTCATCAGCTTTTCTCTTTAACCTAAATGGATTCATCCCTTCTGGTAATTTAATATTTAAACGATAAGCTTTTTCATCATCTGAATTTTTATAAGAACCTATTTTACTCTTCTTTCTTACAATACCACCCAAACTATGTACAATTTCAGCCACATCATCAGCTAATTGTTCAGATACACTACAATATTCAGTTCCAGTAAAATTGCCACTTTTTGATTTCATACAATGACCATCAGTGTCCATAAGACCTTGAAGGATAGCTAATCTATCTTCAATTGAAGAATATTTATATATTTCTGGAATGAATTTGGTGTGAGATAAAGTACCATTTAATT